AGGGCACCACCTGATGTTAGGGGCGTGGTGCCACTGGATGCGGCGGTCAATCTACCCTGTTGATCTACGGTTATGCTGGCATAGGTATATGATCCAGGTGACACAGCAGTATTGGCAATAGCCACAGTGGGTGCTGTGGCTGTGCCGCCTACAGATACTCCTGTGCCTGCTGTGACTGATGCTACTTTTGTGACTAGTTCATTGTTGAGATTGGTGATATTATTGTCACCTTCCGTCCAACTAAGAGCACTTCCTTTTGAAGCACGAGTTACTATTGTGGCCATTTGAGACTTGCTCCTCTATTTTTAATGTCTACAATATCCTAGGAGTCCAAGTCTAGAATACTGGGTGTTGTCAGCCTGAAAGGGGGCGAACCCCCTTTGGCTATGCAATGCCTATTACGATAGGCTGATGGTTAAGTTACCGCTGGAAATTTGAAAAGTATCTCCAGATTCTATTAACTTGGAAGTTGTGACTGCACCCCAGAAAAGCACATTACCTGCTGTTGAAGCATCCATCACTGCCACGTGGGTGATAGTACCCCAGGTACCAGAGGCTGCTGGGAATGTTACAGTAGCGTTGGTAGCACTAGAACCACTGGATGCGGCACCAAAAGTCACTGTTTGGCGGCTGTAGTTGTTGCCACTGATTTCAGCACTTGGGCTATTGCTCTCAAGACCTGTGTCTGCTGTGAACAGACCAACATAAAGCGTAGAAACACCAGTGTATGGTGCTGTGGAATAACGTAGGACGTGGTCTAGGACTTTGTCCTCTAGATAATTACTGGCTGCGTTTGACATCGTTGTATCTCCTTGATAGATTGTCTGAATTAACAGACAACCTGTGTTGTCTGTCGTCATTGCCTTGACCTAGTATTTACCCAGAACCTTAGAAATCACGGAAAAAAGGTAAAAAAAGGTAAAAAAAGTTTCATAGACTATAACCATACAGCGTGGTAGTAGTTCCTGTGATCAATGCACCAGGTGCAATGCTATCAAATGAAGTGATTACTCTAATAGGATTACCTCCTACATTGTAACTACCTGCGGCCACATTAGTGGTCTGTGTGACCGTGATGGTAGATGGATTGCCCTGTGTCACAGAAACTGTGATAGGTACTGCAACACTAGTACCACCACCTCCGCCTAACACTGGCACACGCATTGACTTTAATACTGTCATTCCTTTTAATTGCCCTGTAGCACCGTCATAGACACCGCACCAAACTACAGGAATACTTGAATAAATGCAACTGGTATCTGCAGGTGGTTGAGCGTCGTTGTCTAACACTGTGACACTGACCGTGTTGCTGCCTACAGTAGCACAGGGATCTACTAGATTTGGTTCAAAGGTTATGGTCAGTCCTTGTGTGCCTTGGTAGCCGCCATCATCATTGGTTGCTACATTTAGGCTAGCAGTTCCACCGCTGGCAGTCACAGTACCAGTCAGCGGAGTGCTGACCTTACCTGAAGCACTGCCCGTGATAGCATAGGGTATGGTTGCGTTTAATTTAGAACCTGTGGTAGTCAGAGTGATTATCACAGATTGGCCTTCTGTGATGCTGGCCGCGCCTGCTGATATTGAATATGTGTAGTCTTTGGCTGCATAAATTTCTACTGAAGTGTTTCTGCCGCCAATGGTCACTGACATAGTCTGGCTTGATGCTCCACCTGCGGTAGCAGTAGTAGGCACAACCAATGTGCCTGTACCATTAGACACTTCTACAATACCAGTCAGAGGTATAGCGACATCCTCAGCCAATACACCAGTGATCGTGTAAGGATAGGTCAATGTGGGGATATCAAATAGGCAACTTGAACAGGTATGTCCCACTGTGAATGTTACGGTCTGCCCTTCGCAGATTTGTGCTGCTGATCTAGTTATGGTCTGCAATGCTGGTTTTTTGGCACCTGCCAAAACTTTGTCCATCTCAGCGGCAGCATTATCTACGGGCTTGGTCTGACGACTGTAGATAGGATTGCCGTTGGCATCTGTACCAATCTGTCTGCGCCCAAACAGTTTGTTGAGGAGACTATTAGCAATTCCCAGCCCTACGTTGGCAGCGATCATACGACTAATACTGCCTGCCACATCAGCATCGTCTAGTTCTTTTAGGGTTTCATTCTGTTGTTTAAGTAAAATACCTGTCTTTTTGGTACGTTCTCTGAAAACTAATCCAGCAGTGCTGTAGACATTCTGATCGTATTCCATAGCAGTAATATTGATGCCTATGACATCATCATCTACTTCTTCTAACTGTATCACACGGAATACCTTGCTGGTGAATCCATAGATGGTGCTGGTAACATCAATCAAATCACCTGCTTTGAGTCCAAGGCTAGTATAATCAGTGGTGAAGTTTACGATCTTGTTGAGTCTGCTCTGTTTGAGTTCAACACTGGCGATATATTGTGCCTGCACAGGATCATTGATCAAGTTAGTCTGTATCTGTAGTTGATTATCTAGTTCGTTGGGATACCTATCACCAGCAGCAATTGCTACTTCAACGAAATCAGTCTGGTCACGCAGAATTTTGTGTGGAAACTCCATACGCACATCGTTGTAGAGTTCGCTGACTCCTGTTTCTGTGACTGTGATTGGTCCTATGATGTTGGTGTTGTTATAACTCTTGATACTGGAACCTGTGGTGTTAATCACCACTGCCCATTTACCTTGGCTGATATCAAAGGTTAGGAACGCACCGCAGGCTGTACAGATGTCATTGAGATTCTGCAAGACGCTCTTGTCTGTTGAGATGACACCGTTTATTTTTAATGGGCTATATGCTGTAGGCATTTTATCTTGTTCCTATTCTGATGCGAACTATTCCGTCGCCACCTTTGCTTTTTATATTATCTCCTCCACCTGCACCTCCTCCACCTGCTACTGTTGGCTGGCGTACACCGCTGATATAATAATCTGCTGGTGATGGATTAAAACTTGACCAGAATCCTCCACGTGAAAATCTTACAGTGGATGTATTATAACTATCACTAAAAAAGATTACATTATTTGGGGGCGGATCAGTATTTGGATTTATTCTTGAACCTCCTGCACCACCAAATCCATAATTATAACTAGATCTCTTCCAACGTGCTACTTCAGCACTGTCAGTTGGATAAGCACTGGCTTGACCCCAAGTGCCGCCAATGTTTACTCCAATACCTCCATTACCAGCGAATACAGTTCCAACAGTCCCTGGAATACCACTGGCCGTACCAAGGTAAGCATTTATTGTATCTGGAGATTCCTCATTATATGGCGCGACATTGTATTTGAATGCTATCAATGATGGTATGCTGCCACCTGACCCTGCTCCGCCCCCACCTGTTTTTGGCACTGTCCATACCCCACCGCCTGCCTTAGGAAAGATATTGCTGCCACCAGCATTTAATGTTCCATTAGGCGCATAACTAGAACCACCTACAAGTCCCTGTGCACCACCTCCACCTAACGCAGTCACGCCAAATGCTACGGTGTTTCCGCCATTGGCGGCATTCAATCCTATATTTCCACCAGATCCACCGCCGCCAATGGTTATAGTGTAAGTTTGATTTGTAAAAATAGTATCTGGTGTTGAATATTTTACTTGTCCGCCACCGCCGCCAGCGCCATCTGCGGTTCCGCCACCCCCACCTCCTACTACTAATAATTCTGCTATCTTTCCATAACGAACATCTAAAAAATTTGGAGTAAAAGTCTGGCTGAATAAGAAATCTACTGTTCTCTCGCCTGTGTATGTGCCTGGGGATCCTATTAATCCCACAGACTGTACTACCTGGGTGACACCGTTTTTGATCTGCGTGTAGGTAAAAGAAGTGTTACCGCTAAATGCCGCTGTGGGGTAAAATTTAATCAATGAGAATCTAGCATTGATGAACGCCTTGGTTCCTGTGATGCTTAATGGATTAACCAATGCGCCTTCAACATATGGATTTATTGAACTAGGACCTGTCCAAACACCATCAGAACAATCAAATATAACAGTATAATTAGGGTCGCTGGCATCAAAGTCGCTGATAAATGGAGTCGTTGAAGCGAATAAGGTGTTGGCATTGTTAGCGGTAAATGCACGATTGATATTCATATTAGTAACTTCAGTGTCATTGCTGCCAATGGCTGCTACCTGTATCTTATTGGCAGTATCTGCCCTGGGTGTTGAACAGAAATACTGTAGATTGAAATTTACTGCGTAGTCTACTGCAGGAGTAATGGTTATGGAATTTAATCTACCATTGACCTCTGATCTAGTTCCACTGATAGTAATCACTTTGGTGCTGGCATTAAAACTAGCAGTACCACCACTACCGCCAATGGTGGCTGTCTGTATGGCAGCAACATCACTAGGAGTGATAGTATACGAATAAGTACCCGTGCCGTCAAAAAGCACATCTGTAATCAATGGTGCTCCAGTGATCGTAAAATTTGTATCTTCATTGTAGTAGATTATAGGTTGACTAACTACTCCTAGTACTGCTAGGCCTTGACTTAACAGGGTATGTGTTCTGGTATCAGTAACTCCATTAAGGCTATTTGATGCGAAATAGGTTAACACGAAATCAACAGATAACGCATTGGCATCTATCTGTAGTCCTTGTAAGCGACTATTGACCTGTGCTCTAGTTCCTACAATAGTGATAACTTTGGTGCTGCCGTTTACTGAAAAAGTTCCGCCAGTGCCTGTGGTAGTAAATGTATTAATACTGCTAATGCTGCTAGGTGTCACAGTCACGGTCCAGGTCACACCTGGATAGGCCGCGTCTAGATTACCAAGGTTAGGTTCTCCTGTGATGTTGCTAACTGCTGACAATGCGTAGATAAACTGTGTAGAATTTGTCCAGAACAATATGTTGTTAACAGTTACAGCCGTAGTCCAAGTAAAAGAAGTGGCTCCTGTATAATAACTAAAGAAACTGATCGTTGACGTATAGGTAAAACTGCCTACGAAATCATCAGAAAAATCTATAGTAGGAGATTTGATGAGATCCCACTGTGTTTTATCTATAAAACCAGTGACAACATAAACACCTGTGCTGGGATTCAATAGACTGACTCCAGGTGGTAGGCTGGCATATGAAACTGTGGCACCTGGCAATGCAGTAACATCAATAGTATAGATTGGATTACTGCTAGGAGCATTTAGGATTTCTAAAATATCCATACCTACGCTGCCACTGACAGTAAAACCTCTATCTACGCTCTGTGTTTGATTAGTAGGAGTAGGTCTATCAAATATAACATCTGGCAATCTTTCATCCGTAAAAGGCAATGTGAATGAGTTTACATAACCATTAAGTTCTGTTAGGCTGTTCATACTGAATAAATCTCCCCTGCTGTCAGTCCTGCACCATAACGTGTGCTCTTCATATAATCTTCTAAGACATCACCTGGTAGTGTCATTGAGTTAGTAAGTTTAAACTCTAGTTCTCCAAGGCTGGTAACATTTCTTTCTTTGTTGTATTCAACTCTAACAATAACAAATACCAGTTTGTCCATTGTGTGTTGAGCAGTCCAGTCTGGAAACACGCTGTAGGCGAAACCAAGGCTGGGATTTGAGTAACCTACTGGAGTCACAGGACCACTACCTCCATTGTTGAAACAATAGAACTTGATCAGTCCATTCATTGAATTATCAACATTGCCATCTTCGTCTGCGGTCTGCTGTACCGTGATGCCATCATTTTGGAACTGCACAGCATTACCGTTGAGATAGATCTTGTCAAAGGTTATCACTGAATCCTGGCTATCGCTTAATTTAACGCCTGTCTTTTCACAGATAGTAACACAATACCACATTGTTTTATTATCTGCGCTTAACCTGGCATCTGTGATTATGCCTTTGATAAATGCCGTGCCATAGACCACAGGTATTGAATGATTGGTGTCAGGCGACAGTTGTTCACGAACGAATCTATCTGGCTGTGCAGTTTTGGCAATCTCTGGCACAGAGTTTGGCTTGTTTACTGATTTATTGACTTGATTTACTATGAATCCCAATGCGGCTGTCCTAGCCACGGTGCTGGCGATATTGCTGCCGCTGATACTGCCAAATATCTTGGATCCAAAACTGGCTATGTCATCTAGGAAACTCATTTGTTGGCTCCAAAATCAAAATAACTGCTCTCTAATGTAGAAACTCTCTCCATTGCGAGATCTGTAGGAAAGTATTTGCGTTGGCTTTCACTGTTGGTCTTGCGTCCCTGCACTTTGTTGTTGAGGATATCCACGTTGCTGGCACAGGTCAATATCATAGTGTTTGAACTGGTCTTGGTATCAACATCATATTCTTCGTCAAAACTGAGATTGTTCACATATCCCGTAAATCTTATGATTGGATTGCCTGCGACCGCGCTTAAGAAAGCGCCAGTGGCGGCATTGAACAAGCCTCTGCGTATGATCACAGGAGAACCTTTGATCTCACTGTTGATGATATCAGTAATGCTGGTATCTGGCACACCGCTGATTGAGATAGTAAGTTCTTGGCTAGATGATCTCAACTCACTGTTTGATCCGCTGATGGCCAGCAATTTGCCTAGTCCTACATAGGTATCTCCTGCGATTACTGTGCTTTCTAATTTGTCACTGAACAACAAGGTAGAACCACTGAGCGTGACCTTGACGAACAGATTGCTCTGTAGGGCTGAATAACTGGTTAGGTTTAGCACAGACATTATATAACCTCAATGAACACGAAAGGACCGCTCCAACTGACTTGATTCCTTGAAAAGATAGTCCATTCAGGGAACTCTATGCATCTCACGGTATAAGATTCGTTTGAAGCAGGGGCCACATTACCATAATACCAAGGAAACTTGGCATAGGGTATTGATATGGTAGCAGTGGTGATCCTATCTAATCCTTCTGCGGCTGCGATATCAGTGCGGATATCTGTCCATCGCACGCCATCAGGAAATTTCACAGTGAATATCTTTGGCTGTGTGCCTCTGCTGACCACACGCACTGATCCATCTCTGGCACGAGTACTGGCCACCATACGTTTCCTATTGATACTTAGAGTTTCTGCTCTATCTACGATCCATTGAAATGACATTATCTTCTCCCTGGTATACCTTTGGCACCTTGTTGTGACATAGCGTAGATGAAACTTGGATCCTGTGCTACGAGATCTTTGAAACTGCGAGCATCTACTGCTGATATGTTATAGACCACATTGGTGGTTCCAAGTCCTATCTGGCTGTTAGGTGTGACTACACGTCCACTAGCGCCTGATATGATTTCAGGACCACGCTCACCTACCAGCACTGGTCTATTAGTAGGAATTACACCACCATTAGCGAATCCTAGTAGGTTGCCTATTGAACTTAACAACCCGCCACCGCCACCGCGTCCGCTGGCACCACCCATACTGCCAATGTTGAATATCTGTGCCATCATCTGGCGTACTTGGCTGCGTAAGAGTTCTTCAAGCATACTATTAACGAATGATCTGAATTCAAATTTACCAGTCTTGGCGAAGTTAACGATTAGGTCTTCCATACCCTGTGTGGCTTTCTGGAATATGCGTTCAGCAGCCTTGGCAGCATTAGTAGCATCATCTACATATTGGCGGAACGCATTGTTCCAACCTGTTGAGAACTGGCGACTTTGTGCATATGCTGTTCTTTCTAATGCTATCAATTCTTCTGTGCCTTTTAAAGCAGCATTGCGATATTCTTGTTCTTCTGCGGCTGTCATAGATACGATGCCTAATTGTCTACGACGGCTATTTTCAGCCTCAATGGCTGCTTGAGCACTGTCGTTGGCAGCCTTGACTATGTCAGCATATTTCTTTTCAATCTGTGTCATAGTAGATGTGGCGATTTCGTGTTGCACATCGCGTATCTTCTTGTTGAGATCAAGTTCACTTCTTATAGCGAAATCTGTTAATGCCTGACGTTGTTTATATGCCTCATTGAGACGGAAATTTTCTTCTGTGAGATTCTTAACTACTTCAATCTGTTGACCATAGGCCGCAGAAACAGTCTGTAATTGTGTTTCTATTTCTTTAAGTTTGGCAGCATCCTCTTCTTTGCCTGAGATTGATGCTTCACGGTACTTGTTCATAAGATCAGTGACCGTTTTGAGATAGCCTTGTTCAAGATCATTTAATGCCATCTTAACTCGTTTTTGTTCTTCGCTGACTCCAACTAGACTGTTTTCAAGTTCAAGACGTTGTTGCTGATCACCTAGTGTCCTTAGATAGGCTTCAGATATTTTCTGAATCTCTTCTCTGGCTTTGGCTAACTTAGTAGGATCTATAAAAGGTGGTGTGCCTGCACCTGCTTCCGTAGGCAGATTCTGTTTGAGTTTTGCCATTTCTTCACGGAATTTTTTAATCTTTTCAGAAGCAGAATCAGCCGCGGCCTGTTTAGTGTCATCACCAAAAATCTCTGTGAGCACATCAATGCCAATGAATGCTCCTACTGCTGGGCCTATCTTCTTTAACAATTCAACAAAACTTTTTAGTGGGCCGCCTGCGGCTACGATAGCACCTCTTACAGCCTGGAATCCTTTGATTAACTTGCCTAAGATAGTAACACTGCCAATGGCTAACAGTATCTGACCTAGTATCTTTAGTGTTGATAAGATTTCATCAATGCTGTCTTTTAGGAAATATATATTGGCTGCTAACAATTCCAATGAAGTAGCAAAACTATCTGATATACCAGTCTTTTGCATTATCTCATTGAATAATAATCCTATGGCAGTCTGGATCTGCTGTAATGCCTGACCAACTGTTGGGGCAGTCTTGGCAAAGTCTTGATCAATGCTGTCTCTGGCGGCACGCATAGCATTGATGAAATCCTGCGCGGATATCTTACCTTGGCTACCAAGTTCTTTTAATGCACCAATAGGCACACCTAATTGATCTGCCAGCGCACGAGCCACAGGAGGTAGACCCTCTAGGATTGAACGCAGTTCATCACCCTGGAATCGTCCTGAAGCCAAGGCCTGTCCTAACTGCAACAATGGTCCAGCGGCTTCTTGGGCACTGATACCTGACGATACCAACGCCTTGGCCACAGATTCAGTTATCTGTGCGGCTTCTTGTTGTGAGATACCCAGTTCTTTAGCGTTTCTTGCGATACGGAAATACAAGTCAGCGGTCTGTTCTAAAGGTGTACGGGCTGTGATAGCGATAGCACTAAGCGCCTGGAATTGTTCATTGACCGCTTCTTGTGTAGGCGCTAATAGAGCCAATCTATTTCGTACATTAGTGATAGAATCAGCGAAATCAAGCAATTGCCCTGTGGCTAACACACTACCTAAGGCAGTCAGAGCGGCAGTTACACCTGATGCTGTATTTTGCAGACCAATTAAAGCACGTTCTGCTTGTCTGCTTTCTATATTAACTCTATATGTGGTATCAGCCATTATTTTGCTCCTAACAGTTGTTTAACTCTACGCTGAAACCATTCCCAGGTTGGTTTATCCATACCTCTTGGTGCTTGTTTTGAAATACCGTCATCCAATGGCACAGCATATGGATAGTCAGCCTTAATAGTATTTTGTGCTAATCTTGTTTGCCTGCGAGCATTACCTGTTTTACGTGGGGTATTCTTGATCCACTCATCTAATGTTTCCTTAGGCAATCGTTCACGCAGTTTTCTAGCATTTGCCAGTAAACTAGGAGTCATCCTATCTGAAGTTTTTGTTATTTTTAACACTATCCGCTCCTTATTCTTCTCTGGCACGCTTGATCATATCTAACATCTGTTGCTCTGTTAGTTTTGGTGCAGACGGTGCTCCCCCTTGTGTTTTTTTCTCTTGGTAAAGTTGGTACCTGTGGTAAGTATCCATCACATAGAGATCAAATGTTGAAGCACGGTCCAAACATTCACTAGGCAACATCTTGTACGTATTGGCTAAACTATGTAAGGTTATCAACATTTCTGCTTCAGGGCTCCCCCATTCAGGTTCCTCACCTATTACTTTCCCAATGTTTCAACTATTTTGTTGATCAACGGCAGAAGAACTTTGGTTGGTAGCATATTTCCGTCTACTAGGACCTCATTACCTTGGTCATCTAAGATCAATGTCTTGACGATGTCAATGATCGCACCAGGATCAGATCCTTGTGTATTGGCTAATTTCATAAAAGTTTCAAGAGGCTGGCGATCCCAGGTCCATACTTCAATAGGTTCACCGTATTCTTTCACAGTGGCTTCATCATCTAAGACGATTTTTGTTAGTTGTGGTTTTGAGGCTATTTGGTTGATTTTCATTCTATCTATCTCCTTGTCTATCAATCAATGTATGCAGGACCATATTGATAAATCTAATACGGCTCTGTGCTTTTTCAATGTCGCCACGGGCGCATTTGATTTCGTTTGAAGCCTTGGCAACTTCTGCTATAAGGCTTTCAAGCAGTTCTTTGTCACTTTTGTCGTCTATGACATCCATCAATCTTTCTCCCTTTGTATTTATTTACACAAAAAAGAAAGGGGGTTATTAGCCCCCTTATCCCATCATTCGCTAAAGAGCGGTTAGGCTGCTTCAGATGAAGATGTTAGGTACTCACCAACCACGGTAATGGTGCAAGGTGAAACCCATACTGGTGCGTCAGCACTTACGGTAGGTGCTAGACCAGTGATATATCCAGTGCCTCTGATAAAAATATCAGTTGCGGATTCTCTGACTTTTAGAGCAAAGGTAACTAATGTCTTGTTGCGTGAGCAACCCATTATACCTTGTTCTGCAATAGTACCAGTAGCAGCGGCTGCCACATTGGTGCCAAAGAATGTTGTTGGATCTACAACGAGGTTCATACTGATAGAGTTAGTAGAAGTAGTAGCAACCTGTAATTTGGCTGAACTATCTAACTGGCTCCAGGTAAAAACATCGTTGGCAGCGTTGATTGTTATGTCCTGTAACGCTGGTACAGTTAGTGGTGAGCCCCCAATCTGAGTATCAGTTTCACTGGTTGCAACGTCTAGTTTCAATGTGATCTGATTAGTTGATCCTGGGCCTGGGCTGATATATGCCATCTGGCGTCTCCTTTATGTTAGTTTGATATATCGTAGTTCTATTTCAGTTACGAGGCGATCGCTTTCATAGGATGTTGAGACTTCTGCTTCTCTGCGTGTAAAACCTTCCGCGGAAGAGATTTCTTTAGCAGCCTTGATCAATCCAACGACTTCATCGTAATTTGAAGGTATCTGTTTCGCATCATTAGCAAAATAGACTCTGACAACTGTGGTCTCATTATTTAGATACAACCCTGAGAAAGTAGTTATAGCAGGTTCAGTGGTAAAAGCATCTACATCTACATAGATCTTTTTGAGATTCTTTAGATATAGATCCGTACCTGATTCCTGCCAAGGCACTTCATTGGCAATGGTAAAACTGCCTAGATTTTCGCCTTGTAGGTAATCAATGACTGCCTGTCTCATCTCACTCTCTTTAGGTTATATTGTCCTGGTGATTTCTCATCTGACTGAATAGTATCATCATCGTCAAAATCATACCAGTCACCAGCAGTGATCAACTCTCCGTAGAGAGCGTCTGCTCGCTGTGTGTAATAAGCCATCTTCTGGCGTTCTGCTGAATCCTGATTGCCAAAGTCTGCTACTGATGGTAGAATAAAATCTGCCAGGGCAGTATAAACGCAGAGATCTGTGAAATCATTTTGTCTCGCTTTGATACGATTAGGATTTAGTGCTGGAACGTCAGCCACAGTGGAGTACACTGTTGAATTATCTCGCCTGACATAGTAGGTTCTCCACCAGTCACTGGAGCGCAACTTTGCCAGTATGCGCTCTGTGGCTCTAACCAGACTATTATCAACAGTGGTGTCAGAAAGGCCTTCATTGGCTTCAAAGAGGCGTTGATCTTTGTTCAACACATCTTGAAACTCTGCAAAACTTACGACTGTGCCTGCTTCTTCAATGAAAGCCATATCTATCTCCTAATTAGTCAGAAGCAGAACCAACTAACTTGCAACCGTGGCCGTTTTGTAGGATGGCCTGACCAACTACCGCAGTCATCATAATGTCTGTGGCACGAGCGGCTGCTTGACGCTGGGTCTCCATCGTGATACCACCACGCATAGCGTGACCAATAGCCGTAGGAGCGAAGATAGCACCAACCATATTGAGTTCAGTGTCAGTGTCAGTGTCAAGATCGCTCTTGACGAGGCTGCTTTCAAACAATGAACATCCACCAATGGTTCCAATGAAACCACGCTCAAGAACTGCGGAACCCAATGTGCTGGAAGTAGCAACTGTGCCACCTGCGTTGTAAAGGGCTTTCTTGACCTGGAGTGCTTGGCGAGGACCAATCACACCAAACAAAGGTCCAGTGACTTTGTTAGCACGGATCTTAGCGATAGCATTGAAGATGTTGTCTACAGTGATGGCACTGTCTTCTGTGCCTTCGCTGGCAGAGAAACTGTTGAACAGAGCGAACACATCTGTGTCCATCTTTTCAGCGATGGCCTGTCCAGCGTTCAGTCCAAGATCACTGATCACATCACGCTCTGCGGAATCACGCAGAAGATCTGTGACCTGGAAGTAAACACCAATCTCTGCTAGAGTGATGGTGGCTTCTGTGGTGTTGGTGTCAGCGGCTGAGGGAGCCGTACCTTCTGTGAGTCCAGCGGCTGCTACACTGGCCCAGACTGGAACTTGTAATACTTTACCAGCGTTGGCTGGATAATCAAACGGCGTCACGATCTGACGTGCGATTGAGTTTTCATAAGCAGCAAATTGTGCGTCAGACAGTAGTCTTGTAAACAATTCGCTGTTGATAGTGGTATTGTTAGCCATTTAAAATCTCCTTTGATATAATTTAGTAGGCTCTTACGCCCCTTGCTTGGGCGTAAAGTTTACGGTCTTGTGGATTCTTTAGATCCAATTTGGAGATATCAATCTTAGCACCAGCAGTCTGGCTGATGTTGGTTTTTGTGTTAGTGGTCGCGGGTGTAGCAGCCTTAAAATGCGGATTGCTATTTAGGAACTCCTGCACTAGATCATTGACACCAAGTGGCTTACCTGAGTCAGTGTAACGAACACTGCCCTGTGTATCAACCACTTCAACTTCGCCCTCTGCGTTGAGGCGAACATTTTGTGATAAAAGTTGACGAACCTGCTCTGCGTTGACAGCACCATACTGTGCGGCAGCACTGAGGATAGGTGTATTCACTTTGTATTCAGTAATGATCATATCTCTCTTTTGGATTTCAGCATCCTTTTTAGCAGCCAGGTCCTGTATGATCTTGTCAAACTCTCCACGCTTCATCTGCGCTTCTTGTTCACGCTTCTGTGCCTGTTCACGAAGACTGCGTAGTTCGTCTGGATCACCTAGGTCTTCATAGGGTTTCAACAGTTTCTTCTGGAGGGATGTTTTCATCCTCGCCATCATATCGTCTACTTCCTTCTGCGTATAGGTCTTTGCTGCTGGTGCCTGATTTTCAACAGAATCGTTTGCGGGATCAGTTCCCATATCTTCAACCAATGTATTGTCTGACATTGTGCATCGCCTCCTTGCGAGTTTATATGTTTATTTATTACACTCTGGAGTATACGGTGTATTTATTGACGACTTCTTATGTCTTGCAACTGTGATCTACTCTGTTGTATGATCACGCTTACAGGTGTTGCATAGCGTCCATACCCTGGGTATGAATAGAACCATTCATATTTAGTATCTTCATAGTCAAAGCCTTCTGCTATGGCAGTTACAGTAGCATCTGGAGCATTGATGATATACATACGGGCTGAGAAATCGCCTAAGGGTAATTTCTCACCTTTGTATTCTCTGATATCAATCTTACCCTTAAGGTAAGCGGCATAACTCCAAGGGCATTCTGTTCTAATGCTCTTGAAATACGCATACCAATCAACGCTTTGGTGGCTTTTTGCCTTTTCCACGACCTCTTCCTGGCATTTTCTTCTCCTTGGTTTTGTATGTTGGATGGACTACGTCCTCATATTCTTTTTTTAGATAATTAATTAGATTTCCAGTAAAATTTTCTAGCCTATCTATCGTTATACGATTGCGAGGCATAGCATTTTCTATCTTGCCTAACAGAACATTACAGCCTCTATGCAGTGCTCTGCGGATCTTGCCTGTCTTATGATCGTGATCTAATACAGCATCATCATCAAATGGGTGCTGGCATAACGCACAGCACCCATTCTGTTCACTTACGATTCGCTCCCGTGTCTGTTTAATCTCATTGTATTTTAATTTCACTTATGTTCTGATTCCCACTTGGCACACCAATACAGAGGTCTGACATCAGCATCAAACTTCATACAATATTGCTCAGTGGATTTATAATATTCGCAGTTAGCGCAGTTCTGTCCTGTGGGAACCTGTGGATCCTCACTGTTGATATAAAGTGGAGGCAGGCTGTCTGGGATGGCTTCTCCATCAGGGTATGTTCTGCCTGGGATAGGCGTGATGTCTTGGTATTGTAGTAATTCACTCTCTTCGCCCATCCATTCTAGAATATGTTCATCTATCTTGCGTATGACTACAGGATCCGTGGCAGTGTTCTTGGCAGTCTGTAGTTGATTGATCTCACCCTGTTTGTCTCTAAGGTTGAATGAATTAGGATATTTCACATAACCATCCCATTGATAACCCATATAATCGCAGAACAGTTGCCATACACTTTCTTCTGCTATCTCAAGCAGATCACCTTTCTCGCTGAGTCGTGCGTTCAACAGTTGGAACTCTGTCTCCATAGCCACACCACTCATAGTGCGTGATTGTGTGGCACGCACGGCACCAATGTTAGCCATCTTGTCTATGGCTTCTATACTGTGATTGATAGCCTGATAGATAGCATCCACTGAAGCGCCAGTAAATTCCAGCAGATAAGGTTTTAATCCAGGGTCCAAGTTCTCTGGCATATGGATGAGACTACCAGCACCAATGCCTGCTTCAGTTTCAGGAGTTTTTACGAGACTGGGATGGGTGTTTAGACGGATGCTCTGCTCCACCTCTGAGGTGGCGTTGTAGATAAATTTCTGTGCGTCTGCGATGTCTGTGATATCACTGACACCAATACCTCTCACGGTACTCCTACCATTGTAGGCACAGACAGCGGGGATCTTGCCTAGTCCATTGGGTTCTGTGATGTCATCTAAGACTTCTTTCTTTTGTGCATTCACAGTGAATGTGCGAACACGGTCAGGCCACCATTCTTTTATCGTCCTGACATCTCCATTGACATCTTCAATGTATTTGAAATAATCTAGTTCATAGGCACCATTGGCTCTACGAGCGTATCTCCAGTCTGTGACTACCAATGGAGTTAGTAGATTGACGTAAGGACGAACTCCCTGTTGTATCTCATCCGCACGGGTAACCGCATTAACATTAGGTTTAGCCATCAGTATCCAACAGTGCCCAAACACTGACGACCAGGTTGATACGTCCTTCATAAATTGATCCCAATTCCTGCCATCCATATCGCAGTTCCATAGGAAAGGATCTAGTTCAGGCACGGCTGCGATACTCATAAACTCACGATCTGGCTGTTCACGGAACAGAAATGAATTGTACACTGACACCACTGACTGACAGTGATTTTCTAATGGGGTAGTTGCCAGTCTAGCCTGGTATTCACGATCCGTTTCTAGAGCATAGCGTGTTAGGTGCGCGGCTTTGCGATATTCTTCACCGCCTAGATATGATTCAAGTAGATATTTCCAAACACCCTGATAAGCGTTGTAGATATCATTGCCACTGAGTGCGGCTGCGATGTCATTTTCTAATGTTTGTATGGCGTCCATTCTATTGTCCTATTCTATGTCCCCAACGCTGAGGTAGTGTAGCATCTGGGTCTCTATCTCTCTGCACTGGAAATAGATAATCAACCATATAACCCAATGCATCATTCATATGATCGTAGCCACTTTCTTTGTCAGGCTGGCTTGAGCCTTGTTTGTAGACCTGACGCTCTAATCCTTCAATAGTATATTTACACTTAGGATCTATAAACAGCCTTCTAATGCCAATGGTATCGCAGAGTCTTGAATTCACGGCATTGATGCGGTCTCTCACAGGCGTGTGCGCTCTAGGAGCCTTGACCACGAATCCAGCATTGGCTAATATGGTCACATCTGTGGCACCACCAGCACTAGATTTGCGTTGATTGCCAGCAGGATCAGGATAAACCCAGATCTTGGTTTTGGGGAAGCGTTGTTTGAGTTCATCCACCATCTCCTGTGTATTAGAACTAAACAATCTTACTTCATCTATGATGTGTAAGGTATCTCCAGATCTGACAGCAACCACAGCACTCATTGGGTCTATGTTGAAGTCCATACCCACATAAACGGCCTCTGGCAGTGCGCCAATGTATTTACGGGTATTTGCCTGGCGATCAAATGCGTAGTAAATACGTCCTGAGAAAGTCTCAAATGTAGCCATATACTCCTGGCGAAAGGTGCGTTCATCTAGATCACGCTTGGCCTGTTCTATCTCTTCTGGAGGAACTTGACCGCCGTCTATGGTGGTAAAAGTATATGAGCGCCAGTTGTCTCTGTCTTCTAGGGTGTTCTGATATATCTCATAAGCCCAGTTGCCAATGCCCTTGGGTGTACCAATGAAAAGAGCACGGCCCTGCTTGTCAGACAGAGTAGGGCGTAGAGTTTCATACCAAGCAGCACTGTCAATATCAGCAAACTCATCAAGCACGATAAAATCAAGGCCCACACCGCGTAGGCTGTCATAGTTGTCAGCGCCTTTGAGAGAGATAACACTGCCATTGACAAGTTGTATAGTGAGTTCTGTTTCATTGGTTTTCCTAATCCAGTTTAGGTCCTGCAGTTTCTGTTTGAGTTTACGCCATACTATCTGACGAGCCATCTTGTAGGTAGGTGCCACGTACCAAACTTCCTTGAATGGTTCGCGGCTATGGAATGCTAATTCACGGATGGCTAGGTGTGTTTTGCCAAATCTGCGTCCTGCTGTGACCACACGGAAACGGGTGGTATCATTGGCTACTGTGCGTTGTGGTTGGCTCAATGGCATACTTCAAATAAGTCTTGGAAATTATTATTCTGTTCTTCGCTGGACTCATTGACGATTTTACCACCTTGCAAAGGCACATAATAGTGTCTTGGTAACTTTTGGTTATCACCTATGGTATTCCAGCGAAGAGTGTTGCCATTCTGAGTTCTTTTTAATCCGTATGGCACATAGCGCTGATAGATCTGTTCTTTGATGGTGTTAAAGTATTCAGTCCTAGAACTGTCCCCATCCCATCCTGGAAAAAGTGTAGAGAACTTCTCATTGCAGCCCATATCATTCATCACTACGCTCTTCATCTGATAGATAGCGCCTCCCAGGGCTAATTGACGGGCTTGGTATTCATAGTCTTCTAGACAGGGCAGGTCTTCATCAAACAATACAGGTGCCTTGCCTACTAGACGTTCATTACGGAGAAAGAACAAGGTAGTCTTATTGTAGTTGGTTTTGACCAATGGTAAATGTGTCTCTAACAGTCTAGCATTAGCGGTTAGATATTCAGTGTAAGGTTGATGTCGTGGGCTCATAACACTCAGCACGCTGGCGATCTTGGCTAATCCAACCGCATTGCGTTCAATGATGTCAACGACGTCAGTGCCGTGCCAACGAGGATCCACGATAGCATCATTATCAAGGAACATAGCCCAATGGTCATTGGTTTTATTAAATTCCTTGATTAGGCGATTACGAGCACCGCCAGGTTTTAGCACATCACTCTGCGTGATATATCGTATGCGGGGATGTTCTAAGAATAGATAGTGTGCTGGGCGTGTTACCACACCGTTTTTCATAAGTTTATCATAGTCCTGTGCCAGTATGACTATTTCATCAATGCCTGGCTGTTGTAGTAGGCAACACAGTTGTTGATAGTGTAAGGCCTGGCGACGTTGTTGTGTTTCTAATTTCTCACCAAAATAACTGATTATATATGCTTTCATTCATCATCCGTCCACGGTAAAGGTTTGGAATCTTCAGAATTCACAGGGTTGTCAGAATAGCCTAATAGGTTCTTAGATAAAAATATCTGTAGGGCCGCATTGTTGTTCTTGATGGCATTGTTGATCATAGCCGTGCGTAGTGCGGCCTTTAAATCTTGGCGTCCTTTAGCCATTATCTCGCTAAAGTTGTAGCGCAGGGTGTTGTAATCAATGTCAAACCAAGTGGCTATCTCAGCATCAGTGCAGCCTATGGCGGCCAGTTTATAGATATCTTCAGGATTAACCACTTTCCTGCGATTTCCACGACCTACTTCATAACCCCAGACTTCTATGGCCTTTAACTGCTTGGGTTTGTTGCCAGTCTTTGAAGGATCTGGGGGTGGTTCAGGGGGTAATGGTATGATGTCGTACTGAGGCTCAGAGCCACTGTTTATGGGCTTGACCGTGATGGGGCCACTGTCTTTGATTTCGTCCATATCTTTATTTATATGGTCTCAATGAGATCAGGTGATTTTAAGGCTGTGAATCTCTCGTTCTAGGCAGTCAATGCGTTTAGTCAATGATTTGTTGAGTTCAACCAACTGTATGTGCTGTTGGCTGAGATCTCTGAACAGATGGCTCTGATGATTTAGGCCTTTGATCAATTCTCCAATGTTGTGCTTGGCTATCAACAGTTCTTCGTAGGGATCAAAGTCACTGTCAATCATTGAAGTCAAACAACCTTTCCGCAGGTGTCTGTGGTGGCTCTGCCTGTTTTTTCACGTATCGCACCGTGGGCGTGCCGTTGATGTCATTGATGAGATCTTTGACAGACATCAGTGTGCGGAATGCTGTTAAATTCTTGCTGACGCCCATTTTGCGTGTTATGGGTTTGCCCAAGGCCAGTTTGGTGTAGATCTCGCGGGTGTCTTCTGTGAGTTTTGGGTATTTGCGGTAATGTTCTTCGTGCTGTATCTTGATAGAGGGTTCAATGTCTACCCAATCCCACCAGTCTTGATCTGTCATTGCGTGTAGGGTGTCTGACCAAAATTCTAGATCATTGTGTAGTTCACCTTCAAGGCGATGCCAATGATAGTTGGTGATATCTACCCAAAGATTTATGTTAGTGAGTTTTTCGTCGTATGTTCGTCGTGCCATTGCTGTCTTTCCTTTCTGTCAGATCTTTTAAACTGTCGCTGCCTGCGGAGATGATCTAATCTAGGCATAACCTCTACATTGTCCACAATCCACGCACCTACAGGATCTATCCTAGTCAGGCAATAGTCATTAGATTGGCGACCTTTTCTATGCCATAGATCGCCCCATAAATTCTGGAATTCTTCAAAGGTGATTAAGAAGTGTTCGCCTCTGTAGTTGGCTTGGGCACGGGCCTGCAGCCACGCACAATACTGCTGGTGCGGTATTTCTCCTTTGACTTTCCAAACGTGTGGTCTAGTTCCTGTTTTTGGCATAATCATATTTATACATTGATATAAAGACAGGATTATTTTTTTGTGTAGCCAACCTGTGCTCCTAGAGGCTGTTGATGAGGTGTGGAATAAATTAGGGTACGACCTGCACTGGCACCACACCAAGAGGGCATTGCTTTGACATTTTGGCAAGGGTCCTGTCTGTCAAAATGTTCTGCCAACCAACGAGGGGGTGAGGCACAACCTGTAAGTGCGAGTGTTAATATACCTGCCATTAGAGTTTTCATCAGTGCCTTTGTCTGTTAGGGTGAGCCCTACCAATAACCCAGGGGCTCGCTGGGGCCTTTGAGTGTATGCACAGTCTGACCACCTGCGGAGAAGCATACTTGTTGTATTGGCTCAACGGTCAGAATCCTTAATCACCACAGCAGCCTTTATGCTCTTCAGTTTGGAACTGTGGCAATTCAATAGTTTTTTGCACGAAATCTTCTGCGAAATCTTCTGCGGCCTGCTCTGTGTCAAATGGCTCTGACTCTGCTTCTTGACCACAACAGAAACAGTATACGGAATATTTCTTTGTGGTCATATTCCATAGCACTTGGGCAGTTCTATTGCCCTCCATATATTCACTGCGAAACATCATCTCTGGCACGTTCTTTCTCCTTGAGTTCTCTGCGTAACTGCTGTATTCTATTTATAGCCTTTTGGCGGCGCAGTTCTATTTCAAGGCGCTCACGCTTGTTAAGTTCTTTGACGTATTCTACGAGTTCATCTGAGGTCATTCTTCAGCCTCCAATTCTTCTAAGAGTTCTGGACGGATGACTTCACGAATGTTTTCACTGAGTAATAATACACCTTGATCCGTGTAAAAATGCACGGTATCGTCATCAATCATTTTGATAATCACAGTTCGCCTCCTGGTATAGGTTGTAGGTCTGTGGGGACCCCACATTCTTGGGCCTCCAGTTTCTTGGCTTTTGCCTTGTATATTTCAGCCAACTCAAACTGGCTCTGCTCAAGACACGTTTGTGACAGTAGCATAAGAGACAGATAATTTTGTATGGGATCTCCATTTTTATCAAACTGGATATAGTCTGGACATTTGGTCTTTTTAACCTGTGTTGCCATTTCAGTGCCTTTCAGTGTGTGTTAGTGTTCTTACTTTAAGGGAGGTTAGTGCACGCAGTAATGGCTAATTATCTTACCAGGAGAATAAGCCCACGTGCACTAACCTTATCATTAGTATATGCTAGTTCTAGTTAGTTGTCAATAGACTGTTTAACCAAAAAGCAAGTCGCTGATGTGCTGTCTGATCTCCAGACTGCGTGATTCCGTGGTTTGGACGAATGCTGGCATAGCACCATCCCAAAATAGCAGTTCACGACCCCAAGGACCCTTAAAGGTTTGGTAAGGACAGGTCTTAATCCTCCAAAATAACTGGTGTCTTGGATTACGAGGAACGAATTCCGTGATATCTCCATCAATCAATAATATCTTGATTTCCTCATTGCTTGCCACGATATGTTCATCTAGGTGTATATGTCTTTTCATTTGTCGTTCACAGATAAAGATGTGCTAAAGCACATCACTCATTTCGCTTGTCGCTCATTCGTTGTCGCTTCGCTTTCTTCTTTCTAAAAACGAAGATGAGTGAAACAAGTGATATATGATGAGAGACTTTCTGTAGATTGTTTCAGTCAGACGGAACCTATCCTAACGGTTCCGTCCTCTTTCTGTGAGTTGCCCCAGCCAAGACATTGGAAGTTGGTTTTTATTTAGACACTGGATTGCTAATGGACTCTGTGCTTTTCCTACCAACCACGATTTCACAGTATTGCTACTGCTATCCTAAACCTCGTTCCTAGTGTTTAGGTGTTTATAGCCCAGTGCTTTCGTATGCTGACAATCATACTATATCAAAGCGTTGGACATCACTGTTCTCATCCTCAAACCCACTTCCATTTTTCAGGATAGTCGTATTCCACGACGGGGGTGCCTCAATATGTTGCGTGTGCCCTTTTCACAGGTGCTTTTTCCACAGCCCAATTACAGTCTGGCGGGCTAACCTTTGGTGTCAGTTGATATGCCTAAATTGGATTTGCCAAAAGATGCCTGATGTTAATTGCCTGTCAGAAGTATTTAGCACGGAGACAAAATATCAGGATTAAAAGTGAATGCGTATAAAAGGCGAAACCCAGCCATTGCGACTGGGTTTCTAACAGGGCTCGTTCGCGATGGCACTCGCGAACTACTTTTTAGCGTGACAGCGCAACCATTCAGGTAGAATAACGGATTGTGTCCCTGCTGTTAGTATTTATGCCAGCGAGTTTTTTTCGTGGTAAAATGTGATTGTTTCGTGTTCGTTTTCTACCACCGTCTTTGATCGTTCTACAGTAACCTTCTTACGTAATTCATTGCCCTGGGTTTTATACACGCCTTTGGTTTCACGCATAAAGTCATTGAACTTGATTGATGCCGCTGACCCAGTGAGATTGAATTCACCAGTAAATGGATTCTGGAATTTTTTACAGGTTAGGCATTTTTGACGCCAGACCCTTTTTTTGCCCTTCGTGTGTAGTTTCGCTTCTTTTTCTCTGCCGTTGGGGCAATGTTGTCCGCAGTCGTCACAGACACAGGCTGCTCGTTTGACACGGGTAATGGCTGGAGCGATGGTGTCGTTGACACCGTCTGTGGAGATTTCTTCACTGTTATCTTCTCCAACCATTTCCACAAGTTGCTCATCGCTTTTCTTCCTCTTTGGTTTACTGTATGGCTTATCCGCGTCTGTGGGAATATGCCAATCCGCTACTTCTGATAGTCTGCGTTTGAATTCTTGATCATCCATCCCGTACTTATTCAGCACTGGATTAGAACTTCATCAAAATGGTTCCTATGACACCTATCAAGGCGATTACTATAGATCCTGCTGAACTAATTATCGTGGTTTTGAGGCTCTTTTGTCCGTCAATGATCTCTTTCTGCACAGAATCCATCTTAACCTCTAATGTCACTAATCTCAACTCTAACTGCTTGTAGCGTTGGCTGCAGATTGACACGTGGGCTGGAAGGCTTTCGTTTTCAATATCTGAAGTTTCTGCTATATCCGTCATTATGCTGACCTCGCCTGTACCTTTACACGGAAGTTTCTGCGATCAATCAGTCCATTGGTGGTAGCGATCTGTGCAGTAACTATATAGGTCTTGTTTTCCTGTCCATCACTGAGTTCAATGTAAGTTCTAGTACCTGATTGGATACCTGTGCTGCGATTGAGCAATGGATCTGGATCATTGACACGGGCCTGTATCGTATACGTGACAGTTGAAATGGTATCGCCTTGCGGCAACCATTCGCTCCAGTCAAAGGTATAAAACAATCTCGCTTCTGTGTCTTTTACTATCGTTAGACCCTGTACGGTCTGTTCAAAGCCTGTGGCCATTTTAATATCTCCTTATTTTATATACTCTGGTTTCTTGTTTAATCACACGAGTTCTGTTTTCCTCAGAGATCGTCCAAGTTCTTAATTCATTGGGTATCACATAGACGTACTTGGCGAGATCTATGTCACGTCCTTGTGCTGTGAGTGCGGTGGTAGCAACCAAAGCAGCATTGAAAGATACTACTTTATCACCAATGATTAAATCAATGCTGATAGATGCAAAGTTGCTTGAGAAGTCTCTTATCCTATCAGCACTCACAGTCATCGTACCACTGCTTTGCTCTAATATGGCAAAACCTCTTCTGGCCTGTGCAACGGCAGTTAGGTCAGTGTCAGCGGCTATTGACATACTTCCAGCAAATATCGCTGTGCCATCTACAACCATTACGGATTCTGTAATAAAGTCTGCTTCACCCGTGATGTTGGTTGTGCCTTCTGCTAGGATTACAGACTGTGCGATCATACTAGATTGAACATTGGAATTCTTAACCGCTGTGATCTGTGATTCAGTCTGTGACTCTAATGGTATTAGACCATAAGCAATCAAATTGCCTGTGACAGCCATAGAACTGAACATAGGCATATCTACAAGTGCTGTGCCAATCTTGGCAGCAACAAACATATCTATAGAGTTGGCTACCAGCCCAGCATCAAATGGTCTTGTACGTGCTGATTCCGCTGTAACTACAACTTCGCTGGCATTACTGATATCATTGTCTCTGGTTCTAGTGTTATTGGCAGTGATCGCAGTGGCAGATTGTACAAGTACTACGTTATCTCTAAATCTATCTGCAAATATCGTTGCTGTAGATGTTGCCTGTATGGCTGCAGAAACATCAATGGTTCCTGTAGCCGTGGCACTGATTGCTGTAATGATAGCCTGTTGTGATTCTCCAAAGGCCGTGTAGTTGATATCAGCGGTCTGTGCAGATTCTACAGCCAATGCCGCATCACTGTATCTAATACGTAGATTATCTGCCTGTATCTGTGTAGTAGATACTAGATCAGCATCAAAATTAACTCTGATGATACCATTGATTACTGCCTGAGAGGTGCTCTGAATATTTGCTAGACCGTCTGCTATCTTTTCAGCATCTACTGTAACAGTTGATTCAACAGGCATTGATATTAGACCTTGTCTAATGGCTCCCAGGGCGGTCAATGATATTGTTATGCCTGCTATATCTATTTGTGCTTGAACTGTCTTGACTGCATCTGTGGTTTGTGCAGTCTGTGATTGTAGGTCGCTGACAAATCGTTTGATCAATCCTAGATCAGCGACTATGGCAGTTTCTGCGTTTTGGTTACTGTCTGCGTATCTGATTCTCTCACCAGGTACCTGTATCACAACAGCACTTGCAAGATCTGCTTGACTAACCGCAGTTATTTCTGCTGTTGTGATCATCTGTGATTCTACATTGGCCTGTATGTCTCCACTGCGAACCCTTGCGGTAGCGGTCAATGATACAGTAATACCAGCAATTGCCGCTTCAATACTGGCAGTGATATTAGCCGTCACTGACTGTTGGAAATCAAGGGCTAGCGACGCATCAGTGGCCTTAATTCTAAGATTTAGGGCAGATAGTTCTATGGTTGCTGACAGTGCAGCGTCAGCATATCTATTTCTAATGCCATCAGCAATAGTTTGGCTATCACCAAAGGCTGATAAGATTATTTCAGAGGATCGTTGTGCCTGTATGGTAGCAGTAGAAATTACCTGCATTGAAATCACAGCATTTTGTGTGCCTGTGATAGCAGCCGTTACCGTTGATGTGCTAACTAAATTAGCCTGCTCAACGACAGCATATCTAGAATCATCAATGAAATCAGTATTAAAATGCAGTAATAGATCCGTGTTGACGGTATTTGACCATTGTCTATTAGGTGCAGTAAATGAGGTAGTAGCAACAGATGTTAACTCGTCGTCAGTGATTAAAAATTCATCAATCCATAGATCATCAAATCCATTACTGAAAAATACTACCTTTGCATTGGGTATATCAAATCCTGAAAAAATGCTAGAATCGCTGATAGTCAGTTTGGTTCCATTTTGCCAAACTCTAACTGTGGTGGTTCCAAACACTATCCTAAAATGGTTCCAGGATGTACCTACTTGTGCGTTACTTGTATTATAAATCTCAAAAGATCGCAAGGTACTCGTATTGTCAAAATATTGAGAATATAATCTAAAACGTCCATTAAATAAACCAATCTGTATGTATTCACGATTATTCTGACTGTTGTAGATTAATATATTTTGGGCGTCAGCATTATTGCTAGCCGCGGCGGCACGCATCCAAAAATCAATGGTCTTTATTAATTGAAAATCATTGGTTAGACTAGTGTATTCTACACTGCCTCTTAACTTGTCTGCTGGTACTGTCAGTGCATTTGCATTTAAGGTACTACTAGATGGAGAGGGCCTATATAGTGCTTGATCATTTTTAAAGAAAATTAAACTATTATTATGAGTTGTAAAACTTGAAACAGTATCTTTAAAAGTTTGATAATTAGGTATTTGGGTTAGATTTGAAACATCAGAAAATGGTGTAGAATATATATTAAATGGAGTCCGTACTAACCAAAAACCATCGTAATCTATAGATGTTATGGTTTCATTTAATTGATAATTTTGTTGTGCCCAACTGCCTGAATAAGTAAACACCTGATATTGGTTGTTGCTGATATTTCTAGTAACTAACACAACACCAATTAAGGATGATCTGCCAAAATATTCAACGTATTCGCCATTGCCTCTGCTGGTATCAGTCCAGGTAGTACCATTCGTGCTACGCAACATTCCTGGATAAGGGCCGCCTGCACCTCCACTTTCAAAACCAAGATATAACGTATTACCATATCTAAAGAAACCTTTAATGCTAACAGTGGCAGAATAAGCAACATTATAGACTAAACTCCAACTCTGAAAAGTGGCGCTGTTAGTTCTCCAGATACGTACTGCCCCTGTGCTCTGCACACCTGCTACATAATAAAAACCACTCAGGAAAGCGATACCACCCGTTCTCAGAACTGTTGAGGTTCCAAAACTGCTGGTAGTGGTTGATGACCAGGTTAAAGCATCAGAACTCGTATAAATGGTATCAGTGTTGCCACTACCAGCCAGGTGTAAAACAAATTGACTGCCTGTGTGTATGACTTGTCTAAATGATCTATCTTCTATAGATAGATTATTGTTTTGTCTAGTCCAGTTTATACCGTCTGAAGAACTGTAAGTAGATCCAGGATAGATATGATATGTGGTACCGCTGACGGTCACCCAATGATCAAAAGAACTATACGGTCTCCTACTGTCAAAAAGATCAGTTTGGAAGAAAGGAACAACCAATGAACCTTGACCAAATTGTTTAACATCATTATCTATTCTAATATTTGTGTAAGCATTTCCAGAGTTTGCCACAAAAGTGGTTCTATCATCTAGGATTCTTACATTAGTGCTAATAGTTGAAGTAATCGCAAAATTAACTATAGATCTTATCGTCTTTGTCGCAGTGGCAACCTGCGTAGATGTGCTAGAGATCGCCACAGATCTATCTGCGGTTATTTGTCCATCAGCGCTTGTGGTAAATTCTGCAGACAATGACACTAGGCCATAGGCAATGATATCTGCATCTATGGTGACCTGTGATTCACCAAAAGCCTGTAGATCAGCACCTTCAATGTGGCTGATTATACATTGTAATTCAGTGGTATTGTCTAAAGTTGCAACAGCATTTCTTGTTCCAGCACCTAATGCAGTAGTTTCTGTAGTTACAGATTGATTGCTGTTAAATTCTCTTGTTCTTGCAATATCAATCACAGCGGCACTGGTTAGATCTAACTGTGCGATAAATCCTTTGGTTGCTGATTCTAGTGATGTTAATGTGGTTGTTGAAACTAAATTAGCATTGGCTAGTTCAATTGCACCAGTTTCTACTATTAAAGAAAACGCAGCCTGTGCTTCTAATACAAAGTCACGGCTGCGTTCGTTAATAACCGCAATGTTGGAGATGGCAAATTGATCAGCCGCTAAACTTCTAATCTTGCTAACTTCTGCACTGACTGTGAATACGCCGCTGGTCTCAATATTATTATCACGTATCCTATCTACTTGTGCTGCCAACAGACTTTCACTGAATGCAAATAAGTCAGCGCCTTCTATGTGGCTAATAGTTGCAGTAATTACTGTGGTTACAACCATAACTGCCTGTGCCTGCGTGATCTTACCCGCATCACAGGTTATCGTGCTAGACACAGCCTGCTGACTCTGTGCTTGCGCGATATACACATAATAATCTTCTGGATAATAATAATCCAGTTCTATATAGAGTTGATCAGTCACCTGCCTAGTCATTGTGGTTCCTTATGTCTGTGGATTCTTAACCACTATAATATCTATGTTACCAGTCGTTGAATTCCTAGCACCAATGATCATATACCAATCAGTGCCTACTTGAACCATACGATTAGCATCTATGGTAAAATAGCCCTGAGTGTTGCCAATCGTTGATAGTGTAGTGTATGAACTTTGAGATATGGTATTAGTAGATACTGTTAATTTTTTATATTTCAGTTTTAATCCATCATTATTATCACAGAATATAAAAAATGCTTCACCATCTTGTGTGCCTTCAACTAGACCAAATCTATAGTTAGCATTGGTTTCAAGTTCAACCACTGATCCCATTGTGATAGATGGTGCTGTTGATCCAGTATTCCAGGTCACTGTGCCAGCCATTGCCTTGATCCTTGCCACAGTGCCATTAGTAAATGATCCGTTGCAGGCAGTGATAAACCTCGTTGAATTGTTTAACTGTGCGATTTTTGATTCAGCATTGAATACGCTATCTGAGGGAAAAGCATTGTTGTAATTGTAATCAACACCTACCATAGCAGTAGAGTTAGTTCTAATAGCACTTACAAACCAACCGTGTCCATTATTACCATTTTGTGGCACCACGATCCAACGATCAGTGCTCATACCACGGGTATTATATCCTCCACCTTGTCCATAAAAACCTAACGAACTGTTATCTGCACCTGTGTTTTTAGTTAGTGTGGTTGTGTCTATGGTCCTCGTAGCCCAATTTTGAACTAAGAAGTTACCATTATTACCACCATTGGTGATACCTACCACACGCCTATTGCCTATGTAATGCCCACTGTTTTGCCCGCCTGTGGTTCCTGCGATAGCGATACCTGAACCTAATGTCAGTGTGAGATTATTTAGATTATAAGAAAAAGCAGCCGCTCTAGCACCTGTGTTCAGAGCATTTCTAGTCCAGGTTACATAACCAAAATCTGTAAATCCTGAACTGGTCCTAAGTCCTGCACCATCACGTTCGCTGGCCACAGAAACATAGACTGCGGTATTAGTTCCGTCTACGGTGTATTCAGATCCTTTGGTAATTGTTAAATCATCTAAATTTATTCTAAACATTATTAGTGTAGGATACTGAGTAGAAACTTTGGTAAAGCCCATACAGAAAACAGGGCGACCATTGGTATCATTTCCTAAATAGGCAGTATCATAACCACGCCAATAATCATTGCTGGTTGAAAGATTAGTGTTTAGGGCCTGCGTTACTGCGGCCGTGCTAAGGAAACTAGCCCCAACCATTGGACATAACACACTCATTATGAAACATTCCCTGTTAGTATAGCCACGGTTGAACTAATGAATAATATGTTGCAGACGCCTCTGGTAGCAAGGCTAGCACTGGTCTTATTTGTATTAGTGCCTGCGATGTAGGCGTTGGTTGTGTTTAACGTGATAGTAATGGCTGCGGTATGATTGTTATAGATCACTACCACATCACCTGCTGAAAATGTTGAATTAGGCACGGTGATGCTACCACCTGAACCTACCTGCACGAATTCCGCACGGTCAGTGGTCGCCAGTGTATATGAACTGGTCTTTTCACTGCCTGCTGAAGGTATTGAACGAAAGCCTACTGAATTGGCTCCATCAGCGGTGCAGTTTGATAAATTACCTGAACTAGGTGTGCCTAGGGCACCACCTGATGTTAGGGGCGTGGTGCCACTGGATGCGGCGGTCAATCTACCCTGTTGATCTACGGTTATGCTGGCATAGGTATATGATCCAGGTGACACAGCAGTATTGGCAATAGCCACAGTGGGTG